AGCGATGGTTAAGGGGTTTTTCCTCTACCAATCGATGCGTGTTAAGATTTTGTATGCAGCATACTGCGCACAAGTTCGATTGAAAATTTTTGGTTCGCGGGTCGAAGATGAATTTCAGAAACTTGGTGCTCGTGTTGAAACCCTTGTTTTACGGAAACCTATTTTTTTTCAAGTTGCTGCAATTTTGCTTGTATCTTTACTGGGCTTTTGGTATTTGCATAGTAAGATGTCCTCTGAGAGTTTTTCTAAACCATTGTTGCCAAAGGAGCTTGATCAAGAACGTTCATCCTACTCTTATTCCAACTACGTACCCATCACAAAACTTGACCTGACCGAGAAATCCCGATGTATAACCCCTGGCGACTTGGCGTCGCGAGTGAAGAGAAATATACATCCTGTGACATTCCTGGAGATTCGCCCTGAAGGCGAACTACAAGAAATATGCAACATAGTGGGATTGGGGGGTGATGTTTTCATGTGCAATAACCATGCTATACCCCAAAACGCCACGCAACTCATATATAATGATGTTCAGAGAGGTGGTCTTGGAACTAAAGTGCATTTTGCCTTTGATACTCGCTGTGTGCATCGATGTCCAGAGAAGGATCTTGCCTTCTTCCGTTTGAAAGGAGTTGGTAACCGTACCGATCTCTTGGAGTTTCTTCCAACGACCGAGTTGTCTGGTTTTTTCAACGGTCTGTATGGATCTATGCAAGGTGGTGAACTCACTTTTACGGGTGTCAAAAACCTGTTTAAGACAACTTCCCGCTCTGATAAGGTCCAGCACAATATCTCTGTTTTTCAAACAAATGATGCTGTTTCTACTCGTGCTGGAGATTGTGGATCTCCAGTAATTTTTCATACTTCCAATAGTGGGGCCGTTTTCGGGGGCATTCACGCCTTTCGAGTATCAGATATGTTTGGCAGGCAGTGTGCTGCATCATGTGTAGCATTGTCTCGCGATTTTATTGACCCAATAGTGGAGAAGTTGCGTGGCATGGAGCCCGTGTCTGTACGTGAACCACGATTGAGTTCAGAGTCTATCAGCAGAACAGTTGTTGCATTGCATCCAAAGAGTGTTTTTCGTTACATTCCACAGGGGGCAGTTGATGTTTATGGGTCCCTCACTGGTTTCAGAGCTTCGCCTAAATCCAATGTTGTGGACACGCCACTTCGGAGTGAATGGGAACCATATGGTGTTACCACCACTTTTACTCAACCTGAGATGTCAGGGTGGAAACCTTGGCGTATAGCAGCGCTTGATCTTGTTCAGCCCGTCACTGGTTTTGATGGGCAGATTCTTCATAATTGTGTGAATGGATTTTTGAAAGATCTGCGATCCAAATTGAAGGATGAACATTTGTCTATGCTACATCGTGTACCTGAGGATGTTGCTGTGAATGGGATGCCGGGAGTTACTTACGTTGATTCCATCAACCGAGGTACTTCTATGGGGTCTCCTTTTAATACGCCGAAACGTAAGTTTTTGGGTGCATTGGACTCAGAGCTTTTTCAGGATGGTGTTGTTTTCACAGATGAAGTGAGGCGGCGTATGGCTGATATTCGTGATGCGTATGGTAAGCGGGAGCTTTGGAGACCCGTTTTTACCGCACATCTTAAAGATGAACCAGTCTCCGCTGCTAAGGCGCAACTTGGCAAGACCCGTGTTTTTTGTGGTGCACCTATTGATTGGACTATTGTTGTGAGGGAGTTTTTCCTTGGCCACATTCGTCTTATTATGAATGCAAAATTTGATTTTGAGTGTGCTGTTGGTGTTGTTGCTCAATCAAAAGAATGGTCCTCCGCGTATGAACATGTTACCAAGTTTGGGGCTGGCAGAATCGTGGCGGGAGATTATAAATCTTTTGATAAGAAAATGGCACCTGCTCTTGTTTTGTCTGCTTTCGAGATTCTCATTGAACTTGCTAAGGATAGTGGGAATTTTACCAGTGATGATATTGGTGCTATGTGGTGTATTGCGCATGACACAGCCTACCCTTTGGTGGACTACCATGGAGATCTTGTACAATTTTGGGGGTCAAATCCCTCTGGACACCCCTTGACAACTATTATTAACTCTCTCGCAAATTCGCTGTATGTGCGTTATGCGTATGTGCTTGCTGGAGGTGATGTTGAACAATTCTCACAGCATGTGAGTTTGCTCACCTATGGTGATGACAATATCATGTCTGTCAGTAAAAAATGTTCTTTCTTTGATCATACAGTTCTGCAGAAACAGTTGGCCTCCATTGGTGTTGTTTACACTATGGCTGATAAGGAATCTGCGTCTGTGCCCTTTATTCACATCGCTGATGCGTCTTTTTTGAAACGTCAGTGGGTGTTTGATCGGGCGCATGGCGTGTACATGGCACCTCTTGATATTAACTCGATTCACAAGATGTTGTGTATCACAGTGCTTTCTAAGAGTGTTACAACGGAGGAGCAGATGTATTCTATTATTCGTTCCGCGTTAATGGAAGCTTTTTTCCATGGTGAGGACTTCTTTGACAAATATCGCGACATGTTTCTCCATGTGTTGAGTAAACATGTTGAGTACCAATCTTTTTTGGCCTCGTCGCCTTTGTTGACGTATGAGGCCTTTTGGGACCTTTTCGCTAAAAATAGCGAAGGTCTCAAATCTTCTTTTTAGGCCCTTGCCCGGGTCTTTAGCCAATGGGCACCTTGTAATGTAGATACACTTTATTTAAAAATTTTTGTTAGTTTTCTATTTATTTAAAGAAGGATATTACAAGTAATTGAACCTGAGCGCTCCTCGAAGTCCTATTTAGGTCATGGGCTGGTCACCCATAAGTTGAAAATTATTCATTTGCACCGTTGAGTAAAAGTGCATCTTAAAATTACTTGCTGAAAATATTGAAAATACAAAAATGGCTGTTAGTGGTGCCAATCCGTCCAAAGAGACGGAACAAACCACAATATTTACCGACGGTGACAAAGGTACTACAGTTGATCTTGGAACACCTGTTGCCGCTCCTTCTCAATCGGCAGAACTTTCAACTCTTAGCCTCGCTCGTTATTTGGAGCGTCCTGTTCTTTTAGAGAACATAACATGGTCTGAGGGTGGATTTTTAAATGGTTCTATCGATGTTTGGGATTCTTTTATTACCAATACAAATATTGCTGATAAGATGCGCACTTTTGGCATGTTTAGAATGAATCTGAACATTAAAGTTGTGCTATCATCTTCTCCTTTTTATTATGGTGCTGGTCTTGTTGAATATAATCCCATTCCTAGTTATCATACCAATCCGACTGTTGTTATTGGTAGTGATGAACAGATTGTGACATACTCGCAGAGACCATCTCTGTGGATTTATCCACAATCTTCGCAGGGTGGTGAAATGGTGCTCCCTTTTTTCTGGTATCGTGATTGGGCTATTAACCCAACAGATGCTGCTCTTATGGGCACTTTATCCTTACATTCACCACAGGTGTTGCGAAATGCCAATGCTGTTGCTGGTGGTTCTGTAACCATTTCTATTTATGCCTGGGCGTCTGATGTTGAGCTTGCAAAGCCTACCTCTCAATCTAGTTCGACTATGAACAAGATGAAGGGGCGTGCTATCTCGTTTGCTCTCAAGCAAGATGAATATGGTGATGGACCTGTTTCTGGTCCTGCTTCAGCTGTTGCAGCTGCGGCAGGCAAGTTGGGCACTATGCCCTATATTGGTTCGTTGGCACGTGCCACACAAATTGGGGCTGGTGCTGTTTCACGTATTGCAAAATTTTTTGGTTTTTCTAATCCACCAAATATTGCAAATATCGCACCTTTTAAAGATATGCCTTATGGTGGCTTCACGTCTTCTGAAATTTC